AAACCCTAGCCATTTGCACCCAAAACTTCTCCCTGAATGCACTGTCAACTAAAGTAATCAATCTCTCACAACCCCATTTTTGGTGATGTTCCTCTTTCCTTGTCTCCAATTCGGTGAGGCAAGCACTCGCCTGAATATCCCAAGTGGTTGGCTCATACCTTTTCACCTCAACCTTTGGAACTTCTCTTCTTGACTTTGAACGACTCATTTTCATTTTCCTTCACAAAAAGACAAAGAGACAAGGTGACAGGGGACAAACCTCAGGTATATAGACCTGAGGTGGTTTGTCCCCATCTCCTCAAGGAGACATTTGGGACATTTGTCCCCGTTTGTCCCGTTTGTCACTGGATAAACATACATATCAAAAATTCTCCGAACTGGATTTCAACCACACCCAATTGTCCCCAATCGTGATTTTATTCACGGCTACCAATCTCTCCCTAGCCCTAAGCCAAGCCTTCTTAAAAGCCGCCTTATCCTCCTCAGTGCAACCCTTCATGCTCCAAAACTCAGCCCTCCAATCATCCAAAGCCACTCCATACCTACTAGTACCATCCACTACACGATATGAGCCTTTAGCTTTAATCACTTTCATCAACGAATCCATCTCCAAACGCTGATTTCCACCGCTTCCAGCGTTGTTTTTGCTACCCTTTTGGGTGCTCCCAGCAATCTCTTGGTTATGCCTTATAGCCAAACTGGTGGTGATTTCAAAGCCCAAATCTGAAGTTCCGATCTCTACGCTGATGACCTCAATGCCAATCTGGATGCTGTCAGCCCCATCCTTCTGCTTTGAAACAGTCAGGATGGCATTGCCTATCACGCTTGCATCTGATGCGTTGATGAGTAAATCCTGTCTGGCAATCTCAAGTTCTGTGTCTACAGCCCCAAGCAGTGAACTATGCCCACGCAAGCCTTTGGTGACATCCTTACCACTATGGTGAATCACCATCAAGGCACACTCAAAGATTTCCTGTAATTTCCCTGTTTGGGTGATGAATCCACCCATGTCTTCTGATGAGTTCTCGTTAAAGCCACCGCCAGACATCCGCATCAAAGTATCCAAGATGATGAGTTCTAGGGGTTCATCAATCTCAGCAATCAGGTCATTGATGGCATTCAACAACTCCGCAAAGTCTTCAGGGCTTGATCTCAGGTTCAATTGCGCCCTGATGATGTACAGATTTGCCCCATCAGGACTCTTGTTCTGTATCTTGCAAGCCTTCACCCTTGCACCCAGACCACCATGCCCTTCACCGCATATATACAGCACAGCCCCTTTTTTGGGTATCTTGTAGCCCATCCAATCCCGACCTGTGGCTATTGCTTCAGCTAGGTCAAGCGAAATGAATGACTTGTAACTTGCTGGTGGTGCGTATAGGGCTACAAAGGCTTTCTTTGGGATGATGGACTCAATAAGCCATTCCACTGACTCATCCTTGATGCTGTCCCAAGACTCAACAAGCAACTTCTTTCTTTGCGGCTCATTTACCTCAACCAAGGCATTTCTATCAGGTTTACTGTGGTTTATCTCCTCTGGAGGTAACTCTCGCAACCTTTTAGGTATCAGGACAATATCCTCATGCCCCAAAACCTTTGCGCCCTTGGCTTTGGCGGCTAAGGTTTCCTTTGTACCGCCATAATGGTGAACAAACTCGTATGCGTCTTCCTTTGGCTTGTCCAACCCCAAATCCAAGACCCTGATGGTTTTGACCACAGGCAGTAGGGACTCCACAATCTTGGCGGCATAACTCCACCCTGCAACATCGTTATCTGGCACGACAACGACATTTGCGCCAGAGAAGTATTGATTCAAGTCTTGATTCCAACCTCCTGCGCCAGCGTGTGAGGTGGTGGCTGTCACCCCCAGACTGCACAAGGCATCCACCGCCTTTTCACCCTCGGCTATGTAGACCACCTTCCCATTGGTAACCGCCCACAGCAGTTCGGGGAGTCTGTAAGGCACAATTCTGCAATCTCCCAACTTCCCCACCCGACTGCCATCAGCCAAGATTCTGAGCGTCTTATAGGTCTTTCCCTTAGCATCAAAGGTCTTGTACCTTTGCTTAACGAACAGGGGCATCTCGTTTTCATCTGTGTACACCCACTCGTGCTCTAAAACTGGAATAGCTGGCATGATGGGTCTAACATTTGAGAGGTATTCTGGTCTGGGTGGTAGTTCAGGGAGTAGCCCCATGTCCTTGATCGTATTGAAAACCTCATGCTGATCGCACCCACCATGACACTTAAAAAGTACATTGCCATCCTCACCATCTGTGACTGAGAGACTTGGGTTCTTGTCCCCATTGCCTTGACCATGATGAGGTACTGGACAACTTGCTAGGTAACCATTGCCTACCTTCTTGGCATTGCCCAAGGTAGTGGCTATTTGTTGTGCTGACATTGTTACTCCAATACCAAAGACATTTGGCTGATTCTTTTATCTTGCAGGGGTTTGTAGTCAGGATTCAATTCGCAACCAAGGTATTGCCGACCTAAGTGTTGCGCTACTTGAGCTGTTGTGCCGCTACCCATGAAAGGGTCAAGAACTATACCGCCAACTGGTGCGCCAGCCATGATGCATGGCTCGATCAACTCTTGCGGGAATACTGCGAAATGTGCGCCAGCATAAGGTTTGGTGGTGACTGTCCAGACACTGCGTTTGTTGCGGTTTCCATCAAACTCTAATTTTGCTGTTGGATTGTTTCTACTGATTGCACCAGTCTCTAAGCCACCATTAAAAGCATTAAAGTTTTTTTCATATCGTTTTTTTGTTGCGTCAAAATCAACGCTTTCTTCTTTAATAGATTCATGGTCGTAGTAATACTTCTGCGACTTCGACATCAAGAAGATGTATTCATGCGCCTTGGTGCATCTATCTTGCACCGACTCAGGCATAGGGTTAGGCTTATGCCAGATGATGTCTTGGCGCAGATACCAGCCATCAGAACGCAGTGCAAATGCCAGCATCCAAGGTATGCCAATCAGGTCTTTGGATTTATACCCTACAAGTTTTTGAGTTTTGCTGACTGCTTGACCATTTCTACCATCAGGGTTCTTTGGGTCTACCCACTCACCCTTACTTCCAGTTCCACAATAACTATCCCCAATATTCAGCCATAGAGTTCCGTCATCCTCCAGTACATCCCACACGCATCGAAATACTTCAACCATTGCATTGATGTAATCTTCTGGTGTTTCTTCAAGTCCTAGCTGTCCATCATGCCCATAATCTCGCAGACCATAGTAGGGTGGGCTGGTCACGCAAGTCTGTGCTTTGATGCCTTGTTCTTTCCATTTACGCATGGTTTCCCTGCAATCACCAAACTCAATTAAGTTCATACCGCCTACCAGTTTATAAGAGACAAAAAAACCAGAGTTCTCCCCCGAAAACTCTGGTGCGGTTAGGTTCAGTGTTTAGCTGAACATCTCATCATCACTCATGGATGGTGCTGGTTTGCTTGGTGCTGGTTTAGATACAGACTTTGGCGTATCAAAGGGAGACGCTGACTCCACTGCGTCTCTCATGCCATCATCTTGCAAAGCCGCTGGTCTTGCCACCCAACCCACCACCTCAAAGAGAGGCACTCGTGTAGTTCCCTTACCAACCTTCTCAGGGCGAGAACCCTTGTACTCCACCACAGGCAACTTGCCAGCGTTTGCAGATGCCTGTGCTTGCACTTGCTTCCATAACGCTTCTAAGCCCATGTTAGCCCCTGCACCATTGGCACTGAACTCTGCGACACCCATCGTCTTGTTATAGAAAATTGCTTTGAAGCCACGCTTGTGCTCGGCACTCGGTTGTGCGCCCTTTTGCCCAAGACCATTGTCAGGCATGAACTCAAAGATGCCAGTGGCAATAAGCATCCAACCAGTTTGCAGATTCTCATGGTCAAAGACAGACTTCTCAAAGGTGAACTCACCATCCTGATTTGTCCATGCGTTTGCTTGAGGGCTGAATCTGATGTAATTACCAGAGCCACCAGAGTTTGAAAGGTTTAGATTCATTTAATGTTTTCCTTGTTGAAAGTTGAAGTTGAAAAATGTGACTGATGTCACTGTGGGGGATTGGGGTTGGGATTATTGACTAATACCCTTGTCTCTGGCAAGCGTCAGCCCTGACGATATGCGAGAAGTAAGCGGTTCAATAGATTCCTTTAAGCCTTTGGGTAGCAGTTTCTCTACCTGTGCAGGGCTCAAGAGTTCGGTTTTCGTTATCTCATGGATGCGTAATCCAAGGAAAGTGAGATGCTCAATCGCTTTCTCTTCTGATGTCCATGACCTGAGTGCTCTCTTGGGTGCGAGTTGCCAACCTTGAATCACAGCACCCTTTTCCATGCGTTTAAGGGCATGATCTCTCACCGCCTTGATGTAGTCCTCAACCATGTCGAACTTTGTCAGCAAGACGCTGATCTGTTCTTCTGTCAAGACTTCTACTGGTGGTGCTGAGTGAACAACCTCAACCAAGGTTGCTTGTGCAGGGCAGATTGTCTTAGCGGCACAGTACTGGCAAGCAGAGTCTGAGGGTACAGGTGGGAATGCAGGATTCAGGGCATTCTCAATCGCTGGTTGCAGTATGTAGTGCTCCCAATCAACCAACTCCTGAGTTGTCATGGAATGCTTGCGTACCTCACCATGATGGGGTTGAATAATCCAGAGTTCCACAGTGTCAATGTCTTGGTATAGACCACCAGATTCCATAGCCGCCAATGCGTAGAGTTTGAGTTGGTCACTCTCAGCATCGACATACCCTCTGCCAGTTTTCAGGTCAGCAATGATGATCTTGCGTTTGTCTTTACTGATTGCAATGACATCAGCAGTGCCACCGCATTTGTATATGGGGGTTTCTTGGTAAGGTAGGTGTTTCTCAATAGAAACTGTTCCCTCACCCAACTCCTTGTGAATATCATAAATTGCATTCAAGTGTTGCTGTGCAAAGTCACAATTCTCCTCTGTCATGGTGATGCCCTCATAGACTTTGCCGACAAACTTCATCGGGTCTAGAAAACTGTTGTAGCAGTGCTCTGCCAAGGCATGAATGGCAGTGCCAATCTTTGCCGCCTCACCACTCTCCTGATAAGGAACTTGTGCCGACAATCTCACGCTTGCAGGGCAAGCAATAGTGCGAGAAATGCCTGATGGTCTGATGATTATTTGTTTTGCCATGATGCTCTTTCAATGTGGTGATGTTCAATGAGCAATTGGTAGGCGAGTTGTCTGACCTCGTGAGACACCGCATGACCCAAATCTTCAGGGTCAAGCACACGCTTTAAGAACACAACAGTTGCTTGGTTCTGATTTCTCTCTTGTTCAAGTTGTGAGCCTAACCAAACAATGTGCTCACGCAAAGTTTCTCGTTCTTTGTTATCCATTGCGATACCCCCAAAGTGCAATCAAACTGGCATCACTGCGCCCATCATCCTTGACCCTCTTGAACAGGCTCAAATGGTCAGGGAACAACTCCATTGCTCTGGCTCTTGACCCATCCTTACCACCTACCACGCCCATAGCTTTAATCCATGTCTGTGGAGTCATCAAGGTGGTCTTGATGCGTAGGGCTGTCAGTGCTCCCTCTACCACCCCAAGACTGCGCCCAAGGCTAAAGACACTGGTCACACCTTGCCCTGCCATTGCAAACACTTTTTCAGCGTATGCCTCTGTAGGGTCAAGTTCCTTAATGATGTCCACCAGTTCAGGCACTGATACCTGACGCTTGGTTTTGCCGTTCCTCTCAAGGGTGACTGTGGGCATATCCTCAACCCTCACCAGTTCACCATCGACTACAAGGGCTATAGCCCCATTTAAGCCGCAATCAATACCAATGGTGCGCCTAGTCATTGAGAAGCCCTCTAATCGCCTTAAAACGAGCCTGAATCAGGGAATCTACCGACTCATCTAGCCGCCTAATGGTGGTCACCAGTGGTATTGTCTTTCCTGTGGCATATCTGGATACTTGGGCAGGGTGAAAGCCAGCGTGACGAGCAACATCTGTAATCGTGTAGCCAGCGATTTCAGCCTTTTCCTTAATGTTTTCAATGGTTTGCATGGTTTGTGTGTTCATAGTGGTAGGGGAGTCTAGAGACTTTCAACCCATTGGTCAAGCCTTTTGTGATTGAATAGTTGATTAAATTGTGGGGGATTAGTTATAGGGGGGTTGACAAGGTAGTTAATCGCTGTATGATTCACTCCATCAACAACGCAATTCAACTTTCTGGAGGTTTTCGATGTTCTCTCTCAACCAAATTGTTCGTGGCAAAAACGCTGGTGTTTTTGTTATCTTGTCTTTCAGCATTGGTGCTGATGGTGAGCGTTGGGCAATGCTCAAGGAACTCAACGAATCAACTGGAAAGTTGATGCGTGGTGGTTTGTCTCTGCCTGAGTCTTGCCTCAGAACTTACTAACCCCAAAGGGGCGCAAGCCCCATCTTTCAACCTAAAAGGAGAATTGAAGATGCGAGAGATTGACAATTCAGAAGCAGAGGAGATCAAGGCTGAGGCTCGTCACCGCAGACGCTACCAATATCTGCTTTCCCAACACCCCGACTGCCGTGACCCTGACCACCCCACCTGTGAACTCTGCGAGGAGAATGATGATGAGTCTTAAACAAACCCTACAAGCCACCCTAGTGGGCTTGATTCTGGCTGTGCCGTTCCTGATTGAAATTGTGAAGGAGTTGGTTAAATGAAAAACCCACAAGCATTTCCCTGTCATCCAGATACACCACCAGAATACGATGGCATGACATTGCGTGACTACTTTGCGGCAAAGGCGCTTCCAATCTGCTACCAGTATTGGATAACCGATTACCACCATCCCAATATTGTGGACAGTAAGGATAGGAATGCGCTTCCTAAAAATGATTTAGACCAAGGTACAAAGGAATTGATTGCTGAAGATGCTTACGATCTAGCAGACGCAATGCTGAAAGCGAGGGAACAATGACACCCCTACAAGACTTCTGCCAAGAACCTAGATCAATGGAAGAGTTGGTAGATGCAGGGTTCAAGCCTCACACTGTGTACAACGCTGTTAAGAGGCATGAACTCAAGAATGTCAAAGCTACAGACGATTGGGGGCGCAGAACGCATGGCAAGGGCTTGTTCCTGTCCACTGTGACCATTGCACCCATGAACTTCACAGCACTTCAGCAAGCATGGAATACCTATCAACCACAGGAGAATAGAACATGACTATGGAAAAAGAATTGGAAGAACTCATCAGCAAGATTGCGCCTTCTAAAGATATTGCTGGTGGATTTATGACTCGTGACCAGATCATCCAACTTATCCGCAAGGTAGCTACAGAATCCGCTTTGATTGGCTATGCCAATGCTGAGAGATCGACCAGAAACAGAATGGAAAAGAAACTCAAGATGGTGGAGGAGGAGCTAACAATCATCAAAGAACAACTCAAAGATGCTGAGTTGGAACTGATTGCGACAACCAAATGAACCACTGGCGCAAGGTCATGGTGGCATTGCTTTGTGCTGGCGCATTGCTGTATTTCGATGGCAAAGATCAAGGGGTGACCAATCATGCTAGAAACCATAGTAAATTTCATGCTGATAGCGATATTCGCATTCGCATTGGGAATAGCAGTGTGCGTAGTGTTTGTTTTGTGGCTTCTAAGAGAAAGCGAACGAGAGTGATGTGTCAAGACTGCCCAAAGTGGGTCAGAGATGTGGCATCCAAAACCTACAGTTGCGCCAATTCAAAGATCAAAAAAGGATTTGTTTTTAACCATAGGGGGCGCAGATGAAAGGCGGTGCTAGAGCAGGGGCAGGGCGTAAACCCATCCAAATTGATGAGCGTAGAGCATTTAGCCTCTATGAGCAGGGCTTTAGCAAGTTAGAGATTGCCAATCGATTCGGTGTGCCATACAAGTCTTTGCTGACGATCTTTCGCAAAGCTGGCAAGTTCAAGCCATCAAAGAAAAGGAAACATCCATGAACTGGCGAGATTTAACAATTAAATATGTCAAGGATTTGCTCAGAGCAAAAACACCTCTTGAGATGGTGCAAAAGGAACTGATTGAGGCACAACTTGCCAAGTTGCAAGCAGAGACTTCAGTTGAATACTCACAGTCAATTGTCAACTACAACGAGCAAAGAATATCCAGACTGAATAAACGCATTAACGAACTACAGGAGTTTGTGCATGAATGAATCGCTGAACCGCAAAAGACAGGTTGAGGAATATAAGAGTCAACAAGAGGTTTATGACGAGTTGAGAAACGACATTTTGGAAGAGGTTGCTATTGAGATTGAGAAGATGCAAGGATTTGGGAAAGATACCTTGAGTTCATTTGGAATTTTTATCAGAGGAATGAAACGATGACACAAATTTACATTTGCACCAAATGCAAGCGTCATATTTTGACAATCATTACACGCTGTCCACACTGCGGAGGTAACCCACAATGACACAAAAAGAACCGAAAGAGGACAAATTGTTTGACAGCGTTGAACAACTGAGCAAAATCGCACAAGACTTGGTTAGACGAAAAAAAGAATTATCACAGACAGAGCGCAAACCGCTGACAGATGAGGAAATTGACGCTATCTACACAGGCGTACGGGCAGTCCACCATGAGATTGATTCGTATGTATTTGCCCGAGCCATTGAAGCCGCCCACGGCATAAAGGAAAACACTTGAACAACGCATTCGACTACAAGGGTCAGCCATCTGTTTGGCTGAGTGACGAGAAAATGAAACGCTTCAAGCAGGGTGAAGAATTCGCCAAGCGTAAACAAGATAAGCGTGACATCAACGAAAAGAACCAAGTATTTATCTATTCCAAAGCATTGAGCCACAAGAAATGATTGTCAAGATACGCACCTTCTATGGCAGACAAAGGGGTCTGCGAGGCGAGAGACAGACTAAGGTTGACCAAGGCGTAGCTTGGTTGTGTCAAAAGTGTGGTGAGGTGATCTTGTTTGAGCACCTCATCCACAAGCACTTTTGCAGGAAACCGCTTATGCTACAAGTCCATTCAGATACTGAGTCTTCCCTGCCACCTTAACAGCAGTCAGTTCTTGACATTTCAGATTATCAGGATTGAACGAGGCGTGAACCCAACCTGAGTTTGGCTGACCTTGTGTGTAAAACTCTAAGATCAATTGGGTGTACTTGAGATTGTCAGCAATCCATTGCGCCAAATCAGGATTTGACACACCATCAATTTCAAAATCACAGGCTTGCCCACGGCAATGGTCTGAGTTTGAAGAGCCACCAGTAGCTTGGTTCAAAGCAGAACACCTAAACCCAGATGAAATCTTCACAGGCTTACCAAAGTGGTCACGCACTGGTTGTAGGATGTTCTCACACAACAGACGCAATGATTCGATTTGCTCATCATCTGGAGTGTTGTCAATTCCCAAACGATCAGCAGTGTCTGATCTAGTAAGTTCTTTGAGGGTGAAGTTTGCTGACAGGTTCATGGTTTTCCTTTTAAGGTTTCTCTGACTTGGTTATACGATTCAATGCAAGCATTGAGCTTGATAATGGCTTTGTCGCCTTCCTCTGCTATTTGGAAAAGAGTTTTTCCAGCCTCTGCACTAAGTTCGGCTCTTGTTTCTCCTCCACTATCTCCGCTGGTAGGGGTGGTGGATTCGGACACTGAAATGGGGCAGTTGGGGGCTTTGACAGGAATCCGCAACTTGAGAGCACCAGAGTCGATGTCAGTATCACGCTTAAGTTTCGCAAGTTTTGCATCTTGATTTGCTTTCTGAAGTTTAGTGGCTTGAGTTTGAATGGCTGAAACTAGCACCTGTTCCTTGGCTCTTGCTTCAGCATTCAGTTGTGCTATTTCAAGTTGTTGTCTCTTTTGTTCGCTTTTCTCTCCCATCAAATAAGATTGAAAACCAAATCCCAAAAAAGCACAAAGCAAAGTTAGTATTACCCAAGGATTAAACAGACTCATGGTGCAGGAGGCTCATCATTGTCAGTGGCATCAGCCTTGGCAATAGCCTTGGCACTTGCTGAAACAGCAGAACGACCAGCAACACCACCCAGCACACCAGTGATGAAGACCATGATGGTATTTATCTGTTGGGTGTAGACCTTATCAATTGCCGCCATGCCTGACATGGGTTGTGTGACAAATGAAACGCTATATAAGAACATGGCTACAGAGCCAAGAAGAATCATGGTCAGGGAGAAGATCACGATTGCCCAAATGCGTACCTCAATTTCTTCAGCACTCATGCGGTTGTTTGGTTTGAATCCTACTGTTGGCATCACTTCTTCTCCTTCTCTGGGGTTACGAGTTGTTCAGGGCAAGTACCTGTAGCGGTACAGATTGGGGGCTTACATTCAGCATTTTGCCAATTCTGAGGGTCTTGGCAAGGGTATCTAAACCTATCTTGGCAACCCATCAACAGAACCAGTGCCATCAAGCAAACTGTTTTCATTTCTCTTTCTCCCTTTCCTTTTGTTCCACTTGTCTTCTCAACTTCTCAACCTTTTCAACCTGAGTCTTAGCCTCATTCTTTGTTTCCAAGATGTCAAGATAAAGAAAACCCATGATAGGTAGCAGTAAAGCAATCAACACGCAAGCCGCAATCCAACCCATTATTTCTTCCCCCAATGGCTTACGAACACGAACCACAGCCACAGGTAAAGGAGGAATATAGAAGTCATTGTCACCGCCCCTAGCTTTGCTTGTAGGTTTCTTTCTTCCTCCTTGCGTAGCCATTGTTCTTGCCTCTTGAGAGCCTCTTCTTTCAACCTTGCCTGAGTTTGCTCCTCCTCAATCTTATCCTTCATGTCGTATACAGAACTGTACAAAGCACCCATTTCTGGAGGCGCACTGTAGACGAGACACTCACGAATCTGAATCACCAACCTATCCATCTCTTGTTGCGCCATCACCCTTTTTAGAGCCGCCTCCATATGGTTCTGATTAGGGTCATAGACTGTCAGACTCTTTTCTTCTTCTTCTCTGATGTGTGCCGCCAGTTGCTCCTGAAGTTTGAAGAACTCTGTCAGGTTCTTAACTATGTCTATTTTGACTTGAGTCTCGTCAACATCGACATAATCCGACTTTTTAGACTTAGCCACAGGCTTTGCAACTTGATGCTTTGGGCTACCAGCAAAGAACTTGCGTAGCTTGCTCCAGAAGCCACCAAGTTCCTTGCCGATAGCCACAACCTCATCAGCAGTTTTCTTAATCTGAACAAACTGTTCTTTAGCTTGCTTGTAGAGGTCAACACCTTGCTGAATCTGCTTGACCAGCCCTGCCGCCATGAGGCAAATAGTGATTGGGTCAATTTCAGTCTCCTATTCTGTTTGAGCATTAGACAGAACATTAAACATCAATGGGTAGTCAAGTTCAGGGAATAAGCCAGTGACCTTACCAGTTTGTTTAGCACCTTGACCAGCCAAATAGGAAGCCTCACCAACCAATCTAGGTGAAGATGCGGCTAAATATCCAACACCTAATGGAGTTGAAATCTGGCTACCTAAAAGTCCAGCAGTGCCTATTGTTCCTGCCCCCTGAATACCTCTAGGAGTTACCTTGCTCAAAGCCTGACCAGCCAGTGCTGGCTTGATTGGTATGCCACCACCATACACAGGTGATGTGGCTTCAAGTTGACTTACCAAATTGGCTCGTTGACCATAATTTGTGCTTGCATTGTCACGCAATACAGTTTGCAATTTACGCAAACCAGCATCAGCACTTGCTTTTTTGCCTTGAGACAATGACTTTTCAATTTCACGAACTTGCTCTGCTGTATTTGCATACTGCTTCATTGTTTCAGCGTATGTTGGAGCTTGTCTCTGAATTGTTGACTTTATAGAGTTATAAATGTCTCCAATAATGTCCCTTGATGATTTCTTGGTTATTGGTATATCTGAAAGCACATCATCATAAATTTTTTGCTTCAGAATATCCAAACCTTCAGGAGTGTGAAACTCTGCTGGGTTGCTATTCTTCCAATCATCAATTATTTTTTGTGCTTTTGTGATATATCCTGCGGCATCTTCACTACGCACTTTGCCTTTGTAGTAAACCCTATCTGCCGCCTTTCCTAATGAATTATCTATATCAGTAAAGTCTAAAACTGATTTATCATTTTTGATGTTCACCATTCCAGAACGATACAAATTCTGTTGTTCTTGAATCATTGCTTTAAGATTTGCTTTGGTATCCTCAAGAACTTGAAGTTGGTCAGCAGTACCACGCAAGTTTTCTGTGAAAGACTTAGCCTTTTCGCCACCTTCTTTACCAGCCTGAAATGCCTGTCTAACAGACTCAGACCCTGCACCTGTAATCATCCCCAATGTTGGGGCTACTGCCTGTGCTCCTAGTCTTACAGGGGCTGTGATGACATTTAAAGGGTTAGTAATATCTGCGGCTTTGGTCAAGACTTTTGATGCTGTACTTGCTTTTGGCGCAATACCAGCACCACCAGTAAACAGCATAGACACATCAGATAAAACACCAGCAGGGTCAGTTGCTATGGCTTGTTTTGCGCCTTCAACACTGCCATATCTATTTGCCATGAATGCGCCAACTTGTTCAGCAGATTTCTCACCTTTTAGGCGCATCTGCTTTGCCAAATCAGACTCAAAGAAAGGCTCACCCAAGACTTTAGATGTTGCACCAACAAACAAAGTCCCTAAATCTCTTGCTGTCTGTACAGGGTCTGTAACTGCTTTGAATACATCAGTTGCCATGCTATACAAAGAACTTGGGAAGTTCATTACAGCACCAGTAAGAACCTGACTTGGTGTCATTGATGAACTTGCTTGCGGCTGTGGGGTTTGTACTTGAGTTGCAACTGGTGCAGTAGGTGTAGCTGGCGCACTAGGGGTCAAGCCATTTTCACGCTCAAATTTGTCAATTTGTGCATCTGTATACCCTGCCGCTTTAGCGGCTTGACGATCAATAGTTGCCATGTTTTATCTCCTGCCGCCAGTTATGTTTAATGGATTGACATTATTTCCTTGAACAATGAAACTTGATAATGGAGGCAGGGAACTAGATGGTTTTAAAGCATCCAATGCGGCTTTGCTATACCCTTGAACACGCAACACATTATCAAGTTTGTCGTATGCCTTTTTAGCAATTTCTGCTTGTCTATCAAGATTTGCTTTGGCTTGTGTAGGGTTCATGCCCTTAGTCACCATAGCTTTGTCAAACTCAGCTTTTTCAGGAGCAGTCAAAGCCGCACCAAATAAGTCATTTCTGACTTTATTGACATGATCTTGATATGACTGCCACCATTGGAACAATGCAACTCTGTTGGGGTCACTTGACTTTCCTGCCGCCCATACATCAATGTCACCAGCACTGTTAGTCACATAACCAGCAAATTCTGGCTTAAATGATGTAGTCAAGTCACTCAACTTATCAACCATCCCTGCCTTATCTGCCAACTTAGTGGCATCAGCAAGTTTGATTTCTTTACCATCAGCGGATTTTTGTTGCTTATCTTGTGCATCTTTGATTTTGAGTTTAGCCAACTCAATATTCAACTCTTTAAGAGCATTATTTGTATCTCTTGACTGATCTCTAGCACTCTTCTCAGAAGCATATCTCTGAGCATCACTATTCAACTTTGTCAATTTTTCCATCAACACATTTTGATCTTCAAAATCAAGATTTGCAAAGTTTTTAGCAAGTTGGTTAGCGTAAGGCAATACTGTTGGATGAATTGCATTACCAGCAATCAAAGATTGAATTGCATTGTCAGACGATGCGGTTTGTACTGCTTTACCATCTGGAGTAATAAATTTCCAAGTACCATCTGGCTGACGCTCGATAAGTTCCACACCTTTCTTGAGTTCCTTGGTTTCTGGTGTAAGTTTCTTGAGAATTTCACGACCAGCAACAGTTGTTGACAGTTTTTTCTCAACTTCAGGATTACGAGTTCCATCCTCGTTAAACAAAGTCTTGGCAAGTTGCTGAACTTGTAATGATTCAATACCTTGCATTGAATCAAGTGTTTGCTTAACAATATTTGCTCCAGCCTGTCCATAACTTGTTATCAGTGCACTAGCAACATCTTGGTTAATCGTTTTGGTTGTTGGGTCAACCAATGGAGTTGTTGGTTCACCAGTTTCAGGATTTATTCCTTTTGCAAGTCTCAATGCCTTGAATTCAAGTTGCTTGGATTGCAAAGACTCAATACCTTGAACACCTTCAAGCCTAGACTTGACAATATTTGCACCAACTTGACCATATTGAGACACCAACTGGTTTGCAACATCTTGATTAAATGTTTGAGTTGTTGGATTAAATAATGGTGTTGTTGGCTCACCAGTATCAGGGTCTATTCCATTAGCAATGCTTAATGCTCGTGACTCCATGCCACGCTGTTGCATACCTTGACCACGCTCAAGCAAATATCTTTCACGCTCAAAGCCACGAGTTTCTGCAACAGCGGCTTGTTCTTTAGCCTTCATCATCTCATTACGCAACAGGAATGCCGCTTCTTGGTCACCAGTTTGCAAAGCCATTTGAATTGCTGGAGCAAAAGAATCTGGATTTGTTGGGTCAATCATGCCAAGCAACTGCTGACGCTGACTAATCTTCTGCAATTGTGGGTCAACACCACCTAAAGCACCACCAATGGCACGACCTAATTGTTGTGCGCCAAGGGCAATACCAAATTGTCCTTGTTCCATTGGGCTAAGTTTTGCCATTTGCAAGGCTTGCGCTTCCATAGCCGCTTGACGCTGTTGCTCATACTGCTGTGGAGTAGTGAATAAACCTAAGATGTCTGATGTTGCCATGATTTACCCTTTAAGAACCAAATGGACTTCTGGTCAAATTAGCTGATGGAGTTGTTCCATAGTATCCACTGTACGCATTTGGAGAAATACTGTATCCAGACGCATTTGTAGGAGAGCCGCCAAATCCAAAATCTTGTTTATCCCACCAGTTCGCTACAGCCGAACCAAACTCAGGACTTCTACCTAAATTCATCAACCCAAGACCCAATCCGCTACCAGCCGCACCTTGAATTGTTTTAGCCGCACCAAGACCGCCATAAAGCAATGATTGACCAACATTAGCACCAGCAGTAGCCGCACGACCTCCCAATGCAGAACCCATTTCCAAAGGTTGTTGACCAAGTTGCTCAATGGTAGAACCAGCACCTAAATAACTCGTAAATGGACTCAAAGCACCAACCTGACCAGCTTGATACTGTCCAAGCAGTCCAGCACCCTGTCCAAGCAATCCTGTACCAAATGCCACCTGTTGTTGACCAGCCTGTTGAGCTTGAGCCGCCAATGCCGCATCTTGTTGAGCCAATGCGTTGTAGTAGGCTTCCATCTCAGGAGTTGTTGCACCCAATCCAGCCGCACCACTTGGTCTAGTCCCTGTAGCACCTACAGACAAACCACCACGACCTGTTTGGTACAACTGGTTTTGCAACTGAGCATATTGACGCTCACGGCTAGGTGCAAGCAAATCTTGCTGTTTTGCCATGTACTGAGCCGCTACTTGTTCAGGCGTCTGTTGCAGATACTGTTGACCCAATCCAAACAACCCTGTAGCCGCTTGCTGAAGCGGCTCATACTGTTGCTGTGCCATCTCTGCTTGAGTCAATGCACCGCCTGTAAGAGCCTGTAATCGATCTTGGTAAGCCTTTAACTCAGGGCTAACTGTATAACCAGCACCAGATAAATACCCTTCAGGCGTAAATTGGAAATTTGATGCGCCATAACGAGTAGTTACACCTACAGGGCGAAACTTAGCCGCTTCAGCCGCAATCCTTGCCGCTTCTAATTGTGCTCGTGCAGATTCTTGAGCCGCACTCTTAGCCGCTTTACTTTGCATTGCACCACCTAACAGTGATGCGCCTCCCATAATTGCCGCCGCTCCAATTCCCATCATCTTCTCCTGACAAATATTTGTCTTAATTTTGCATCTGAACCGACAAAATCTTTCAGATATTCAAACCCAACAATACCTAGAAATTTCTCATGCTTTACATCACCTATCTCATGTATTGCATAAATCTCACTTCTATGTATCTCAAACAACTTCTTCAAATCACTCAACAAATCTTTCTTCACTTCCTTTGTCCACTTTACACAATCACAATGTATAAAAGTGAACCCAAAATCATTTTCCAAAAAAACAATGTAATCATTGTGATAGATTACAGGAGTCTTCACGCAGTCCGTTTCCACATATACACAGTGATATATGGTTGATAGTTGGCATTTGTTCCACTTGAGCCAGTAGTGCTGATAGCAACACTAATTCCAGTTGTAGCTGTTCCAGTATTAGCAGTTTGTGCATTTACTCGTGCGCCTCCACCACCAGCATTACCAATGCCGGGTTGGTTATATTCAGTTTGCGTATGCAAGTGTCCGGGGTCTGTGACTGTTGCTGTGTGGGTGTGGCTAACAGTGATTGCATCTGCGCTACCACCAGTTTCTTCAGCCGCATCAAACAACGCATTACCTGAGTCATAGCCAACCATTACCCGACCAGCACCAAATGCAGTCCATGTACCAAACCCAAGTAGCGTTCCGGGATTAGTTGAAACTGATGCGTTTGTGTAGATAGAACCTACTGGATATAAAGTCGCTAATGCCGCTTGAACAAAAGCAGTAGTTGCTATAGCTGTTGAACTATTACCAGAACTTTGAGTTGTTGCAATCGTTCCTGTTGGTAGTGTAGGCGTACCAGTAAAGGTAGGACTTGCCAAATCTGCTTTGGTTGAAATGGCAGTAGCAATGTTATTGAACTCAGTATCAATCTCAGTACCTTTGACAATCTTTAATGGATTGCCAGAGGACAAATTGTCTTTTGTAGCAAAGTTCGTACTCTTGGTGTAATCAGTCACAATAATTCTCCTTT